ACAAAGATTATCTTTGCAATATTCTATTGCTAGCAATGTAACTAGTACAACAGTTGGTACATATTATATTCGTGGCGGTACAAGTCCTAATTATTATTATAAAGAAGTGGAACTTCCATCAGAATATAGCACAGATGTTGAACATTATTATACTCTTTCTGGTAATGATTTAAATGAGACTAAAGTATCAAAGTTATATGAGGCGTTACAAGAATATTATATATCTGGAACTGAAAAAAAAGTTGATAGTATTAATGCATTAGCCGCAGACTTTGCATTCATGGAAACTCATACAATTTCCGAGTTATGTGTTTCGTTACAAGCTGCAAACACAACAAAAGCAAAAGACTCTGCTGTAAGAACATTCCTTGACTCGATGTGGAATCAATTAGGCAGAACACCTTTAAAATCTTTGTACTTATCGTCTTATACAACGATACAAGAAACATATATAGAATCTGGGTGGAATAAAACAGATAATGAAAACTATTGGCGCTATTATCCTGTTACTGTTATGATTGACTCTATAAATTATGCAATTACTATTCGCACAAACAAAATTAATGCATATCAAGCTGATTATGATGCATTAAGCAAAACAAATGGAGACATAGCGTCTAGTCTTTTGTTGACAAAAAATTTTAATCAAAAACAACTGATTAGATTAAATGCGTTTTTACGTGAAGACGAATATACTGATGATAATTTTGTAGAAACAGATTCTGATACAATTGAGAGTTTGATGAAAACCAAACAAGAATTGTTAGAATGTGGTCGTATTGAGCTGTCTAAGTTGTGTGAACCTAAATTAGAATTTTCTATGGATATGGCAAATATTTATGCCCTTAGAGAATTTGATCCAATTATACATCAATTTCAATTAGGTAATCTAATTAATGTTGTAATTAGAAGTGATTATATTAAAAGAGCAAGGTTACTTGAAGTTAATATTAATTTTGATGATTTTTCCGATTTCTCATGTGAATTTGGAGAATTGACTAATTTAAGAACGCCGTCTAGCATTCATGCTGATTTATTATCTTCTGCTATGTCTGCAGGAAAATCTGTTGCTAGTAATGCATCATATTGGGATAAAGGAGCAGACCTTGCTACAGACACAGATTTAAAAATTCAAAATGGGTTACTTGATGCAACAAATGGTCTTTATTCGTCAACTCAGGGAGTCGTTATTGATAAAAATGGTATATGGTTAACAAAAATAATTAATTCTGAAACTGGAGAAATTTCACCACTACAAGCGAGAATAGTAAACAACAATATACTTTTTTCTTCAGACGGCTTCAAAACATCAGAAGTTGGTTTGGGTGAATTTAAGATTAATGGAGAGTCGCATTATGGACTATTAGCTCAAGCTGTCTTTTCAGGTTATATTGAAGGTTCAACTATTGTTGGTGGAACAATAAATATAGGCAACGGAACGTTTGTGGTTGACAGTGCTGGCAATGTTGCTATGAATGCAGCATCTATTAAAGGATATGTTGAGGAAGATGGAGTTATATCGTCTATTAATCAAAGCCCAGAAAAAATTACTATCAATGCAAATAAAATATCTTTAGCAGGCAAGGCAATTGATTTAACAAGTGATAATATTACCATTGACTCTACGTATTTTAGTGTAGATAAAACTGGAAAAATAACAGCAACCAGTGGTGAAATTGCAGGTTGGACTATCTATGAAGGTCTTTTAAGAAAAGAAACCACAGTTGATAATACAACATATCAAATATATATGCAGTCAACAGATGGTGTAAGTACAACAAATGCATTTGCGGTAAGAAAAAAGGGAGCTGGAGACACATCATGGGATATGCAGTTTTCAGTTGATTACGCAGGAAAATTAACAGCTAAAAATGCTAATATAGCTGGAACTATTACGGCAACAGGCGGTTCAATAGCAGGATATAATATTGGTTCAGGTGGAAGTTATGATAATGCAATATATAAAAGAGTATCTGGTGATGTTGAGGATTATGAAGTAGGTTTGAAAGCAACCAATAGTGATACAGACTTAGCTTTTTATGTGAAAGAATCTGTTGACGATTGGAAAACATCTTCTAATACTTTTTATGTTAGAAATAACGGACAACTATATGCTAAAAATGCAGACATTACAGGCAAAATAACGGCATCAAGTGGTACTATTGGTGGTTGGAATATCGGGTCAACAAAAATATATGGAACGTCTAACAGTGGTAATGTTGCTGTTATGCAGCTGCCAACAGATAGTACAACATTTGTATTCGCTGCTGGAGGAACTAGCCATGACAGCTATTCAAGCTGTCCATTTAGGGTGACCAAGTATGGTGAATTATATGCATCAAAAGGTGTTGTTGGTGGTTTTGATATATCTAGCAGTTATTTACGCAACGATATTACAGTAAGTGGAACAAGATATCAAACATTTATGCAAGCAGCAGATGGTTCTGATACAACTACAGCATTTGGAGTTAGAACTTCTACTGATAATGGTTCGAACTGGACATACCAGTTTAGAGTTAATTATGACGGCTCTGCTGTTATGAGAAATGCTACTATTACAGGTAGCAGCACAATAGCATCTGCTTGTATTCCAGACTTGAGTGCAGCAAAGATAACAAGTGGAACGCTTGATGCTGTAAGAATTCCAAATTTAAATGCCGATAAAATAACAGCAGGTGTATTGGATGTTGGTAGAATTCCAAATATATCTGCATCTAAAATTACAAGTGGAACAATCAGCACCGATAGGCTGGATGCATCTGTAATAACTACTGGAAACTTCTCTAGTAAAACACTAAGCACAGGTAATTTAACTGTTGCTAGTGGATGTAGGTTGGGTGTAGCTAGTGAATATAATGCGTTAATTAGAACCGTAGGCGATTATACTTATATTAGGGGTTACGGCCCAGATGTAAACTATGAAACTTCTTTTTATAATCTTGTAAAGTATGTTGTTCAAAATTCGTCTAACAAAGATATAAAAAATGAAATACATGACTTTGATGATAGATACGATGTATTCTTTGATAAACTAAATCCACAATTATTTAAATATAATTTTGAGCCAAATTCTGGATATACAATGGGATATATATGGCAAGATACAGAACAAGCACGTATTGAATCTGGATTAGACAGAAATGATATAGGTGCAATTACAGAAACAGATTCTGTTGTAGGAGGTTTGGCGCTTAGTAAGCAGGATTTTATAGCTCTAAACACTTGGCAAATTCAAAAACTAAAAACAAGGATTGAAGAGCTAGAAAATAAACTTGCCGCATTAGAAGCGTAAAGAAAGGAACGAAAAATAATGAATGAAATACTAACAAAACCAATGTCAGTAATCAGACAAGAATTTATAGAACAGTTAGTTAATGATGTTAACAACTGTCAATTGCCGTTATTTGTAATTGAGCCTATTTTGCAAAATGTTTTAGATGCAGTAAAATCGGCTGCGCAAAAACAATATGAAGTTGAAAAGGCGCAATACGAACAACAATTGTCTAAGCAAAATGAAGCCAGTTCAAATATGGAATAAAAGGTAAAAATATTTTATTTGAAATGGACGTGTAATTATATGGAAGTGATAAAAAATATAGCAGCAATAGTTGGATGCGTGTTGTCATGTATTTCATTATTGACGCTTATTGTAAAACCTTTTAGAGTCAAAATTGTAAACTGGGTTGCCGAGGTTGCGGACAAACCAGAGACGGTCAAAGCAATTAATGAATTAAGAGAAGAAATGAACGGCATTAAGATGCAGATTGAAGAAAACGCAGAAGAGAATCGGAGACACCATGGAGAGTTGCATATTAAAATTGATGCAATTGCAAGCGCAGAAAAGAAAAGCAATGTTGCGTTAAAAGATATTATTAGAGAAAGTATTGTTGATACATACTATACTAATTTGCAGAATAAAAAGTTACATTACGAAGAGTGGGAAACAGTTTCTGAGCTTGCAGACAGTTATTTCAATCTTGATGGAAACCATTTTGTTAAAGGTCTTATGGATCAAATGAAAAAATGGGAAATCATTCAATAAACAAAAACAAAGGAGATATAAACTATGATTGAGTATTTAGATGTTATTGTATCAATCCTATCTGGTTTGGCTATTTGTATTCCACTTATTATTAAATTGGTGGAGTATGTTAGAAAGGCTTATCAAGAAAAAAATTGGGCACCTGTCATGCAACTTGTTTTAAAGTTAATGGCTGAGGCTGAAAAAAATTATGAAACTGGAGCAGAGCGCAAAGAATATGTTATGGATTCAATTGAGGCAGTTAAAAGCACATTAAACTATGAAGTTGATATGGACAAGATTGGTGCAATGATTGATTCTATTTGTGCCGCAAGCAAAGTAATTAATACCTAAAATTTAAGGGGTACGGTTTTGCCGTACCCCTATTTTTTTGCGTCTTGGCTATCTAAGTATTCTGAAATAATTTTGTTTACTAACGAATTTAACGTTCTTTCTTCTTTATTTGCAATGATTTCTAGACGTAATTTTTTTGAAATTGGTAGTCTGAGTGTAAGTGTATCTGTTGGTTCTTTCTTCATAAATTACCTCGTTTTTTATTACAGTATAATAAAAAATGAACACAAATGCAACTATGTTTTGCCACCTATCGGTAGGGGAGAATAAAAGTGTAATAATTGTTAATAATATAAACCTAACCATTTTTATTATCATGTTTCAATCCACATTTAAGGACTGTTTTTATATACAGTCCTTATTTTTTTGCATTGTTGAAACATTCTAAATAATATATAATATAATTATCAAAACTATAGAACATGGAGTAATAATTATGGAGGTTTACACAAATAATAACTGGTATGTATATATACATACAAATAAAGTAAATAAAAAGGCTTATATTGGCATAACATGTAAATCACCAAAAAATAGATGGAGGAGTGGTGCCAACTATAAACATAATGTTTATTTTAATAATGCAATTATAAAATATGGGTGGAATAATTTTGAGCATAAGATATTTAAAGACAAATTAGGAAAACAAGAAGCACAAAACATTGAAAGACTTATGATTGCATTATGGAAAACAAATCAAAGGCAATATGGCTATAATTTAAGCTCTGGTGGTGAATCTAGTCGTGTTGGTTGTAAGCACTCTCAGGAAACTCGTAAGTTGCTTAGTGAAATGAATCTTGGAGATAATAACCCAAGGCGTAGAAAAGAAAGAAAGCAACTTGTAGCCAACAAACCTAAATTAAAACCAGTTTATTGTATTGAACTCAAATTAGAATTTTCATCTGTTCAGGAAGCAGCAGATTTATTTGAGATTGAAGCATCAAATATATCTAAATGCTGTAAGGGTATGCGTTATACCGCAGGTGGAATGCATTGGAGATATATAAATGGGGACTAGCCACTAGTCCCCTTCTTTTTATATTACTTGGTTTATTATGTTCATAGCTTCTGCTTTTAATTCTTCTATTACTTTAGCGTAAACCCTATATGTGATTGAAATATCTGAATGTCCTAGTATATCTGATATAGTTTCTATTGGAATTTTTGCTTCTAATAAGGCAACTGCACAGCTATGTCTTAATGAATGTACTCCACACTTTTTAAGTCCTGCTCTATTGAGTACCTTTTTAAATGTAGCGTCTACTTGCCCAAATGTGTAGAATTGTCCATCATCATTGTGTATTAAGTATCCATTCTCGTCATATGAAAATAATTGATTTAATTCCCAAAGTGCCCTAATTGCCATGTCGTTTAGATGAACATATCTACTACGATTACCTTTTGGAAGAGATTGGTCAATAAGTAGCCATTTTAAATCTCCTGGTTTTGCATTACGGTTTTTAATTGATACGATTGTGCTGTCTATATATATAATACGTTTATCTAAATTTATATCACTATGTTTAATTGCTAAAGCCTCTCCGATACGAAGCCCAGTCTGTAACATTAATACTAAAAACCAACCAATTGTATATCTTTGTCTACCAGTTAAACAGTATGATGTTGCAGTTTCTATAAACTTTTTTCTTTCATCTTTATCGAAATATTCTATTTCTTTAATATCAAATTCTTCTGGGCTTGGAAGCTCAACTGCATCTACTGGGTTATAATCAATGGCTCTTGTTTTTACTGCATATACATATGCTCCGTTTAAGGCATCCTTTGCTTTTTTGATTGAACTTAGACTTCTTCCTTTTTCTTGCATATGATTAATTAATTCAATTTGAATAGTTATTGAATCTAATTTATTAAATTTATAATCTCCTAAACAAGGAATAATCCATGTCATTATAGAGCTTTCTAGCCTGTCATATGATCTTTTCTTGAGCTTCTTGGCTTTTACATTTCTCATCCAGTTGTATACATATTTAGCTACTGTAATTTCATTGTCTGGGTCTACTCCCTTTTTTCGTAATGCCTCAAAATCACTTTTCTTTTCCAAACATATAGCTTGGCTCTGTCCGTAAAAATATTTCGACTTACCGTCATACATAACTTTTAATCTAACTCCACCATCTTTAGGATAACTCCAACTACCCTCGCCTTTTGCTCTTTTTGCCATTTAATACACCCTCCTTACAATACAAAATTATTGTATGTACTTTTATTATAATATAAAATTTGATGTTTTGCTAGGCCTTTTCCACACCATTTTTTCCACCCCAACACCCACACCATTCACACCATTTAAAGTAGTGAAAAGCCGTAAAATACAGTGAAAAAGATAATAAAGAAAAGCCTTGCAATTGGCTTGGAATCAAGCACTACAAGACTTTGGTTATTTTCGTTATTGGGATTTTGGAGACCGTGACTATGTAATGCTCTGAGTCCTTGATTTACAAGGCTTTTATAGATATATATTTGAGCTATCCACACCAATTCCACACCATTCGTCTTTTTGCTTATTTTCCACACCAATTTTCGAAATCTTCTAACACCATAATACGCCATTAAATTAATTTTGTCAATAAAAAATCCCCGCAAAATGCGGGGTTATTTATGGCAGGGGATGAGAGAATCGAACTCCCACTAAAAGTTTTGGAGACTTCTGTCATGCCATTTGACCAATCCCCTATTTGTTGAACGGATTCTTTGTTTTATGTTTAAACCACTCGTCCGCTTCCTCAACTATAATAACATACCTTTTGCCGATTTGTAAAGAAGGAAATGAACGTTTTTTTACTAAATCGTACAGTTTATTTATTCCAATTAAACCTGGACAATCTTTATTTAAATATTCATAATATTCTTTCACACCCATCATTGTCATACCAATCTCTCCTTTGCCAAAAAGGGCAGCAACAGAGATTTTCTGTCACTGCCCTTTTGATGTGTTAACTTAAAGTTGTAATACTGTCGTTATCATTTGTCGTTACTTTTGTTGTCAATGCATCACAAGCTGAATCTGCGGAACAAGCTGCGTATACTGCTCCAAGATTAAAATCACTAGTCAGACTGTCGCATCTAACTGCATTAGCCGTACAAGTTAAAGTTGTGTAAACATCATTAATGCCTTTAGAGGTATAATCATAAGAATGTGAATGATTGCTGTTAATACCGATACTTGCTGCTTCCTTAACAGAATCCATATTAGCGCCTAAGAACATAAATTCCCATCCATGCCCATTGGTCTGATGCTTAATCATCTTCTCAATCTGCGCCTTATTAAATTTACGGCTAGAGTTTTCTTCGCCATCAGTCGTAATTACAAACAGAACTTTTTCGGGCTTTTCTGTACCAAGTTCATCATGTCTGTCTTGAACTCTATTAATAGTTTCTCCAATTGCATCAAGCATTGCTGTCCCACCAAATGCCATATAATCAGAATCCGTCATAGGCTTAACCTCATGGATATCAACTCCGTCGTGAAGTATCTTCCATCCAGTATCAAACAGAACTGTAGTTAGTGTCGCTTTGCCGTCAAGTGCCTTCTGACTTGCAATAAAACCATTAAAACCACCGATGGTATCTGCTGCTAGATGTGACATTGAACCTGACTTGTCCAAAATGAAGATGATTTCTGTGTTTTTCATATATTATCACTCTCTCTTTTAGTATCAATATTATATTTATCAAATAAATGTTTTTGTGGTGCAAATTCACCATAATACTTAATTTCTGCTTGTAATCTTGCACGGATAGCATCTTTTTTATTATCAAAGTCACCAAGATAAATTCTTTTACCACATACTCCAATTCTAGCAATCCATTTGCCATGCCCACTATTAAAACAAACTCCAGAAACACCTGATGTGTTATTTGATTGAATTGATTTATTACAACTATTCTCTTGATGAGTAGCTGGTCTTAAATTACAACTCCTATTATTAAATTCATTTCTATCAATGTGGTCATAGAATTTATATCCAAGTAAAACATGCATTGAAATAGTCTTTTTAGTTTTTGGATTAAATGCTTCAAGTTTATGAAAACCATTACTAAGTATGTGTTCAATCCAACAATAATCTTTTATTTTTTCGTAATCTTCCAAATCAAAATAAAACTCTTTGTTGGTGTTTGTAGTCCAACCAATACCGTATTCACCAGATAAATCATATTCATTTGTTTTATGAAATAAATCTATATAAGTTTGTGCCGCAGTTTCTTTTCGTAAGCATCCACAAGAAAGCGTATTGCCATTTTTTAAACTACCTCCGACTACAACTACCTTGTTATGATCTGGACAATTGCATTCACATAACCATTGTGCAGAATGTTTCCCCCCTGGAGATATATAATCTTCAACTTGTTTTAATACAGTTAATCTACTATCAGGGACTCCATGTTCAGCCATAACCCAACCTGTTAAATCTTTTTTAACTTTTATCATATATAATCACTTTCTGTCTGAACAATGTGTTTAAAAATTTTGTATGCTTTATCAAAATCTATGTTAGAAATTGCATAGTCGTAATCATTCCGAAGAATCATTTCTGTGAACTGAATGCTCTCATTAAAGCAACGTTTATAAAAAGTTAATGCATCGTCGTGACGGTTATTAAGTGCTCTTTGCTCTCTGATTTCACGAGGGACATGGATAAAGATTGTTACAAAACGAATGTCATCAAAGTCTTTAGTAAGACTATGCATATATTCAATTCCTCGATAATCAATCACATAAAAAGAATTTTTATAAAGCTGTTCTTTGGTTGCAAAGTATTCAAACTCTCCTATCTTTGTATAAGCAATCATTTGGTTTTTATATTGCTCTACTTCTTCTGGAGAGATAAAAACATGTGTATTACCTTCTTCAATTCTGCGAGGTCTTGTCGCATATGAAAGTAACTGATTATATCCACATTCTTCACAGATTCTGTGGACAAAACTGTCTTTCCCTGAAGATGTTTCACCAACAACTAGGAATACTGTGTGTTTACCCATTGGAATCACCGCCCATTTTTAATTACTTGCCAGTGGAGCCAAAACCTCCAGCTCCTCGCTCGGTGTCATCTAGCTCGTCTACTAGATTAAGCGTAGCTTGTGTATAAGGCACAAACATAAGCTGAGCAATTCTATCTCCATGATTTACTACAGCAGCCTCATCAGAATGATTATGTAGAGATACAATATATTCGCCTCTATAATCTTCATCGCATAGTCCTACTTTATTTGAAGGAGCTAAGCCATGTTTGTTAGCTAGGCCACTACGAGCAAGAATTAAAGCGCACCAATTTTCTGGTGGTTGAACAGCAAAGCCAATACCAATCTTGGCGGTTTTATGAGGCTCAATAGTAATAGGTTCATTAACATCAGCATATAGATCCATTGCTGCTGCCTTTGCAGAGCCATAAGTTGGAATAATTGCGGTGTCAGATAGGCGTTTAATTTTCACATTCATAGCCATTCTCCTTTTGTGTAAGTTCTATAAATCTTGGTAGTTTCTCGATCCAATCACAGAACATCTGCCAGTCTGGTAGTCTATGATGTCTGCGCTGTTGATAAATAGTTTTTAGCTGCTGATAATTTGTTGTCATTCCAGCAGTTAGTTCAAAACCTGCGGGAATATTATATAAAATCTCTAAATACAACTCTTTTAGCATGTTATTACGTTTTAGGCTTGTATCAAGGTCATCAGTCAAAGGTAGCGCAGACAAACGATTGTATTCATTAATCTTGGCTTGCACAATGTCAATGATACGAGGGTCTACATATTTATTACACTGCTTCTTAAGATCAAATTTAGTAATCTTATGCATCGTAGATTGGCTAGAAATAAAGTCTAACCAATGGTATCTTTCTGCTTCTACCCATGCTTTATTGCTAAATGTTAAGTCAAATTGAACAATAATGCCTTTTAGAAAATTATCATGACCTTCACCCGTATGACATGTGCCACAAGCTTTAATACCTTTTGTAAGTTCGGAATTTAAAGTGTCGATATCTACTGATTTAGGATATTTTGCAGTTTTAATTGCTCTTTCAAGTCCATAAACTTCTACATTACTAATATTAGGCATTGAAGCACCCCCCTATCAAGACCACCAAGTTGTACGACTAAAAACATATTTTAAATAAGGATAGTTGCGATTAATTTGGAAATTGCCATATTTGTTTAGGTGCTCTGCAAGCATCTTGTTAACATCACATAGAGCTTCATTAATTGCATCTTCACTTTTATTACGACTAACTTCAATTTCATTACGCTTCTTTTCTTCTTCTGCTCTATTGCGTTCAATAACACACTTTGTTTCGCACGTTACTCTTTCATCTACTGATTCATAAGTTTTCCCACAAATAGCACATGTGTACATAAAATCACTCTCCTATAATTTTGTATTGTTTAGTCTTTAGTTTTTACGTAAAGTCCACAATGGCATTCGCCCTCTTCTTGCTCACGGAACTCCTTGCACATACATTTTGTGTCAGGTGTTTTAGAAACTCTACAGGGGCAATATCCATCGTTGTTCTTTACTTTTTCTATAAACTCTTTTACAAACTCTTTGTCTGGATTTAGTTTTATAGCCATTAACTAATCCTCCTTGCATATTGATTTGATGAAGCAAGATTTACTCCTAAAACTTCGTCATAATGAGATTCTTGGTTTGGAATAAATCTACCAAACTTAACGATGATATTGCGATATGCACGAAGATATTGAAGTTGGTTTTTAATTTCTTCTTCTTTATATCCCGTATAAATAACAATGTCATCTAATGTTTTAGTTCTTAATAAACTTACCAAGTCTTTTAAATCACGCCAACTATCAAAAGGTTCTAGCCCACCAACTACAATTGACTTTGTAATAGGATTTGTTATATAACGATTAACTAAATCATGCACATTAATATTTATATTAGGAGAGGTGGCGAGTGCGCTATTTTGACACACCCGCTCACCACATTCTTTTTCACACTTCCAAGAACATATAGGAAACCCAATAAACATTGACGGCTTATAATAGTTTACAAAATCTTCGTCAAGTAGTTGTTTAATAATCATTCAAGATCACTCTTCCCGTTTAAGTCCATCCAATCTCTCATAGAGAATTCTGCCTTACGCTCTTTTGAATAAGTCTTTTCAGGAGTTAAGAATCCAACAATTCTTTGATAAGTCGTAACCTTTTCTCCACCGCAGACAGGACATTTATTGCCATAGAATCCATGATTGTTTTTACAAGCACTAATTCTTGTGCAGAAAGCAAAGTACACAACGCCTGTATCTGCAATATGATTTAGTAAATCCCATGCAGTATCAAAGTCAGTGAGAGGGGCATCAATGTTGATATGAGCAATAGAACCGCCATTGCATGCTTTATCAAGAATTGCACTCAGCTTAATCTTTTCATTAAGAGTAGTCTTAACACCAAGAGGAATCCACTGATTGCCATATAGAGGCAGCTCATATGTTTCATCAGGATAGAAGAACATATCTTTCTGCATTAGAATAGAAGCGGCTCTTTCGCCAGGGATTTGTTCAATGTTAGCCTGATAATCTTTGCCTGCGGTGAAATTATTCTTTTCTTCATTAATCGTTGCAAGAATACGCTTTGCGAACTCAATGCCTTCGTCTGTATAATAAGTATATCCAAACTCATCCTTATAGGTCATTTCATATTTTTGTAGAGTTTCATAGATACCGATAATACCAATAGTATTGTATTGAGAAGACATGTTCATAATGTTATAAGAGTAGTTTGGCAACAGATTCTTTTCAATATTTCTTGAAATAATACTTCTTACAGCATCAAGTGTTTTTAGACACAGTGAAACTTTATCTTTTAACTTCTCAATATAATCTTCTGGAGTATCACTTTCATAAGAAATTCTAGCAAGATTAATTGTATTAACTTTGATACTACCAACTTCAAGTGCTGATCCGCCGATACTATTGAAATATCCTAAATTCTTGACATCAGAAACAAGTCTACAACAATTACTTAGACTTGTAATGTCATCGCTAATAAAGAAATTACTATCTGCCCACTTCATGTTGTGTCTACATGACCACTTAGCAAACTCTTCATCAACAAACTTGCCATTTTGTCTTAGTAGAGAATAAGAAAGAACTGGGAATGTCATCATATTCTGACTGCGAATTTCACTTACAACATTCATAAATGCTTTCTCGTATTCAATGATATTATCAATCTCATCAATAACAAATGAACCATCAGGATATTCTTTGCCACCAAATAGAGATTCTAGATAGGGCCTATCAAAGATTGAGAAGTTTGTAAATGCTGACTGATTCACTCTTAAATAAGGTTGATTCAGCTTATAAATAATTCTCTGAAACTCTTGATCTCTATAGTATTCAGGAGAGTTAATACAATATCCATTTTCACAATCCTTCTTCCAGAAATAATAAGAATAAATCAAGAAAGAAGGCAATCCACATGCACCAGAGCTTCTATTAGATGTCCAACTTACAAACTCACCAACAAAATCTGTGTATGTTGTTAGATGCTTAGGTGGCTGTGCATTAAAGTTTTCAATAAAATACAAACCCTTATTTACTAATTCTTCGATATCATACGCAAAGCAATAAGGCACATATGTAGAACTTGCTGCATCATGAAGATAATAATGTCCATCCCATTCGTTCTTAAACCATTCATTTGCAGTTTTGAACCCATACTTTTTATTAATTTCATGATAAATTTTGTTAAAAGCAAGAAGCTTAGAATGAGGTTTGCTCATTTCTGCTGTCAAAGAACAAATATCTTTTGTGCCAACATTAGCATTACCGTCAATAGATGCGTCTGCGACAGTTTGCTTGTCTACAAAATTATCAATGAAATCTGTGTAGCTTAACTGTTCGTCAGAAAAGCCATTTAGTTTTGCCATTTCTGTGCCATACTCGCTAATAAGTTTGTTGTATTGAGTTGTAAAATTTTTATCTAATTTAATACTAATGTCCATAACCTTACACCTCGTTTACCCATTTAATTGCTTCCGCATAATTCATCATTGTATTATCAATTTCAACCATAGGTGTAAGTTCGATATTTTTTGAAATTAGAATATCTACGTCGCTACACTCTGTGTATTGAATGTTTTTGCTGTCCATCTTCTTCTTAAGAACTTTACATTTTGGACAAAATTCTTGAGTATAAATAACAATCATACTGCAACGTCACTCCATCTTTTATTGATTTTATTAATAACATCCAGTGCAATATCCCAGTTTGACACTCTGTGGATGCCATATACTTCATCTCTCACATTTCTGTTCCAAGGCCAATTAAATAGAACTCGCTCATAATGGTGTCCACCAAGCAAGTTATCTAGATTATCTTCTACCATAACATCACACTTAAACAGCCATTTATGCTGCATAGAGATAATATGTGCATCATCAATTGTTGGGAAATAATACTTAATCCAGTTGGATTTTTCTTCAAAAATGCTTGGTTCAGAATGAGATACAACATAAATTTCATGGCCTGCTCTTTGTAGCTTATATAAAGCATTTTGAGCATTTAACAGAGGTGCTACAGAATCATAAATTCCTGGTTCACTGTAAATAGAGACAAACTTCATTGCATCTTCTTTGTTGAGGCATTGTGATATGTTATACTTCTTAAAATCATCAAGAATGTATGCAGTACCATAACGCTTATTGAATACTTTTATAACAGCTGCTTGCAAGTCATTCATTACGTTGTCGCAGTCTATGCAAATAACCAATTCAAACACTCCTTTCCTATAATTTTGTACTGTTTTTACTCAGAAACTTCTGTGTTCTCGTTGTTGTTTTCTTCCTGCGGAGAAGTTGTACCATCTGTATTGATTGTGCGAGAAATTCCAACTTCACAGAACTTTTTAACATCTGCAATTAGACGCTCATAATCACGATAAGACTTCTTCCCAGGCTTTGCTTGTGCGGCGTAGATCTTCTGAAGAATTACTCTACACATTGATTGTGCGCCAATAAGCATAGATTGACGACGCAACTTATTCATCTGCTCTTCAACAGCCTTTGTTAGTTCGTCTTTTTCTGTAGAAGTATCTGCTTCGTCAACAAGCTCTAGGCTCTCCTCTTCTAGTTCTACATTTGTCATGTTTTCATCCATAGGTAACATTCCTTTCTTTTTAATCTATATGGATTATATCACAATAATTTTGTATTGTCAAGTTAAATTGGGGGTAAATATGATTAATACTTACCCCTATTATTTTGTCTGTGAACATCATTCAACCATTGATTATATGATTTAACTTTTTCAACAAACAAGTGATTATCTTCTTTTCTGCCAAGGATACAAACACAGCTGCCCTTTTCAATAAGCTCATAATATTCTTTGAGTTGTCTACTCCAAATAGTACCTTCTACAATTTGATTGTTGATACACAAATCAATATAAGCAAATGGGTTGTTGTTTCTATCTTTTTTGCGCTTGATGTCAACAATAACACATGGAACTACTGCCTTGTTGCCATTTGGAACATCGTCCCATTCGATACCAATTAGTTCATATGCCTCTTTTAGGGGGTTGTCGGTCACAAACATAGATAGGCTTTGAAATTCCCACATAAACTCATCTGTTGCATATTGAAGTCGGAAGTTATTCATAAATGCTTGATACTTTGTTTTTTGCTCTTCGTCAAATTGTTGCTTGCGCTTTTGGTTGTAAATAGAAAGAACTGCTTCTTTATCTACTTTTTTACCAACCTTATATTTTTCAGTATCTATGTCCCAGTCTAATAATAGCTTGGATTTTGTTGGTAATGAAGTTACAGGTTTATATTCTTTAACGGGAAATGTACTTTTTGCGTATCTCTGCATTAACTTCATTTTACTGTTGGTTGGAAAGGCACCAGCTTTAATTAGAGCAATAGTAGCGGTTTTGTCTTGTACTTTTTCTAGAAAATTATCAAAACTCGAATAAGGCTGTCCTTCAAGAATTTTTTCAATGACAGATTCTCCAATGCCCTTTACAGCTCCAAATCCAAACAAGATTTCATTTGTTTCTGGCTTAGAGGTGAAAGTCAATTTTGATTCATTGATTTTTGGCGGAAGAACTTTAATTCCAACACGGTTACAGTCATTTATGATTGCACTGAGCTTTTCTGTACGGTCAGATTTTGCTGTCAATAGAGCAGTCATAAATTGAACTGGATAGTAAACTTTCAGCCAAGCGGTTAGATAAGATAATAGGCTATACGCTACGGCATGCCCACGATTAAAGCTATACTCTGCTTGTTTTGCAAGCAAAGCCCATACATCTTTAATCTGTTGTTCTAACCACTTTTTAACTTGCAATCCAACATAAAATTCTTCATATAGAGAATCCATAACATCTTTTTTCTTCTTACCAATGGCTCTTCTTGCAACATCCTGTTTTTCCTCTGGAAACCCAGCATAAGCAAACAAATGTAATGCGTCCTCTTGATAAAGAAGTATGCTATGTGTCTTTTTAAATAGTTCATCCAAGTCTGGATGAATACTTTTAATTTGCTCAGGATATAATTTGTTTTTGCAGTAATCAGGGAAGCTATCTTTTGTTCCTGGTCTATTACTTGCATTGACAGCAATAACATCTTCGATATTATCTACATGGGCGGCAATACTCATGGCCTTGGCTTCTGCAGATTCAAATTGAAAAACGCCAATCGTGTTACCAGAGTTATAAACTTCATCGAAAACTCGTTTGTCATCAACATTTAAATGGTTAATGTCTACATCTTTCCATGTAAGTCCTGCGTTCTTTAATGTGTCATCAATGATGTCAAGATTTTCAAGGCCTAGATAATCCATTTTACAATATCCGAGCTTGTCCATTGCCGCATGCATTTCTAGTTGTGCCATTACATTTTTATCATTATCTAAACATAATGGCATATGTTCAATAACTGGATGCGGCGTAATTAGTGTAGCACTTGCATGTCTACCTCTACTCTTAGGCAATCCTTCTAGTTCCATAACAAACTTAAACCACTGAGGAAACTGCTTGTAAATAGCATCTAGTCTCTCGTTTTTACCAATTAGCTCTTTCAACAAGACTTCTTTTTCTTCTGCTTCACCAAGGTCACTTAAAGTTTTTACTGTTGGAATCATTTTCGCAACTTCGTCTCGAAGAGCATAAGAGATTTGTCCAAAATAAGGACTGTCTTGTTTTTCATTTAAGACTTTGCCAATATCTTTAATTGCTACTTTAGTTGATAGTGTGTTAAACGTAGCAATTGGAGCAACATTTTCTTTTCCAAACAATTCTTCTGTAAGTTCAATAATTTCTTTGCGACGGCGCTTAGAAATATCCCAGTCAAAGTCTGCCAAGCTTCCAATACGTCCCATGTTGGCAAAACGAGAGAAATCCAAATCCCAACGCACACTATCTATCTGAGTTACATTGAGCATAAACAAACACAAGCAATTTGCACCAGATCCACGAGAATATCCTCTTGGAAGCTCTCTTTTGTCCGCCTCTTTAGCAATCATATAAAGCATAATAAAGTAGTCGGTGTAATCAAGTGCATTAATAACTGGCAACTCTCTCTCAAGTCTTTCCTTGCGTATTTCTTGGTCTTCTTTGCTCATCCACCCAAACTTTTCATCAAACGTTTGAAAGACAAGATGGTGTAAATAATCTGCATGAGAGTTAAACTCTTTAGGCACATCAACAACTGGAGTGATACTGCCGTGGCCCAAACCATAGTCAATATCATCATCAATCATGTTGGCAATTTTTACAGTCTCGTCAATGCCCTGTTGTATAATTCTATCAAGGTTCCAATTTCTAAGGTAGCTGTAAACATCTTTCTCATTTTGAAGATGGCATCCAAAATAAGTCTCTCCTGCTTCTCTACCCTCTCCAATTTCCACAAATATAGAATGAGTATCTACTTGGTCGGCACTAAGCATGTGCGCATCTGTTGTAATAACATATGGCATATCCATATTACGAGCAAACTTCCAAATAAAAGTGTTTGCTTTTAACTGGCTTTCAGTTGGATGGCTTTGAATTTCACAGGCAACATAATCAAATGTTTCTTTTAGGAGATTTACAAAGTGTTCGGCTTCTTCATATTTCTCATTCTCAAGATAGCGACTTAAACGACCCGCTTGACAAGCAGTTAAACAGATAAGTCCTTCACCAAGATTATTCTCTTTAATCCACTGAACAGAAATTCTAGGCTTCATATAAAATCCTGTTGTTGCAGCCTCACTAACAATTTTGAACAGATTTTTAAGGCCTTGCTGATTTTTTACTATAAGCAACAAATGGTATCTCGGCTGTTTGTATTCTTTAGTATCTTGTTTTTCTAGGTAATTGTCTACCTCATAAATTTCACAAGCGACAATCGGTTTAACCCCATATTTATTACAAAGTTCTACTTGGTCTACAAAACCATGCATTGTTCCATGATCAGATATTGCGATAGCAGGTTGATTGTTGTCTGCAGCATACTTGACAATTTGCTCAACAGTTAGAATTGAATCCAGAAGTGAACCTAATGCCGAATGGACATGTAAATTAACAAAGCTCATTTATACCACCGCCTTTCTATAATTTTGTACTGTATCACTTTCTAAGCTTGCCGCTACGCATTTCAACTTTAGTCTTTTTAAAATCACTCAACATTTCTTCAAAAGGCTTGTGAGCAGTACAAGTTTCATTAGTAATTGTCAAATCGTTTCTTTGTCTAGGGACATAAGTTCTACGCTCTTGTGCCTCACGAATTTTAACAGAACTCCCTTGGATTTGCTGTACCTTGTTTTTGAATTGCTGACCCTGAGTGCTTTTTAGAAATTCATACATATCACCAAGCAATTCGTTTTCTTCTTTTGCACGACGACGCTTAAGTCTTAGCTCACGCACTTCTTTGTACATCAAATAACCACGATACATATCCTTTGGACTGGCTAGCTCAATCTCGTGATTAAGGTCATTTAGTTCATCCTCAGTTTGCTTGATGATATCTAAATTTCGTTCATAATTAACAATAACTTCATGGAAGACATTAACAATTGAACTAGAGTAATTATTGATGATATTAGACATTTTTATTGCTCCTTTTTAAATTGATTTACTTAATAACAACTAACATTTTGCTTGCTCTTGTTACAGCGGTATATAGCCATTTCGTATGGTATTCAACGTTTCCAAGCCATTCATCAAACACAACAACTTTTTCTGCTTCGGAGCCTTGAAATTTATGTACCGTTATAGCTTGAGCATAATCAAACTCATATGCTCTTAACATTTTAGGATACATCATCCAATTTGTTTTGTTGATTGTAGTCTCTTTTTCTGTGAAGATTTTATAATCCATTTTGATAGAACCATAGAATCCGTCATTATCTGATGTAAAGTCTGCTGTCATTTCAGGTTGATATAGCTGTGTGTCTTTTAACCTAATGTTATTAATAACTCCTACACAACCATTCACTAACGGCTCTTTGTTACTACCAAGTGCTTCCCACTGATTTTTTAAACAAATAACCTTGTCCCCATTTATAGGGCTTGGTGAGTATTCGTCTCCGAATCTCATCTTTCTCATTTGTTCATTTAAACTATGCCGAGTAACATTTTTGCCACATAAAACTTGATCCGCTCCAAGCAACAGTCCCTTGGTGACTTTTTCAAATGGCATAATTCTACATTCTTTGGGGCCACCGTATTCAAGCCATTTGCCATCACGAATATCCATGCTTAACCTAATAATAGGGTTTTCTTGTGCTTGTCTAACAACCTCTGTAAGCATAATGTGAGGGTTGTCAAGAATAGAGCTGTTGCCCTCTACTGGTGGAAGTTGTCCACTGTCTCCAAGCGCTAACACATGAACTTTATGTGACAGCAATAGTTTCCACATCTCTTCTGGGAGCATACTACACTCATCTAGAACTATGATTTTATATTTGTGGTCTAAATTCCTTTTTGATATAAATTCAAATGTTCCATCGCCTTTTTCTATGGCGTGGTATAGCAGCCTATGTGCAGTCATTGAGTTTTCGCAGCCTTTATTTTTCAGTACCAAACTAGCTTTTCCTGTGTATGCAATGTATACAACATCATCCACAGAGACATTTAGAGCGTCAATGATAAACTGAACTAATGTGGTTTTGCCTGTTCCTGCGAAACCAGAAATTACAGTATAAGGTTCTTTGTCATTATATCTTTGTACTGCAATTTTCAGCGCATCTTCCTGCCCTTTTGTTAACTCCAAGACCTACTTCCTCCCTTCAATAATTTTGTATTGTTATTATAACACGTTCTCGTCATTTGTCAAGTATAAAATTAGGCACGAATTAATCATCCGTGCCTAATGTTTTTTAAAATCCAATTTTATCAAGCAGCTCTTCTAGAATGAATTCTTCTTGGTTCTCAAGACCATTAACATGAACAAAGATACAGTCTGGATCATGATTAACAATAGTATCAATGAGATTAAATACAACATGAGTCCCATATTTGTATGCATCAAATTCATTGGGGGTCATTTCACTGCAAAGTTTGCTCTCCATTTGCTCAATCATCTGTTTAGGCTCATTAACAAAATCCATACCCGTAAAAATTAAATTTTCATAAACATGCATGTGTCATTCTCCAATCATACTTAAAAATTCATCCTCAGTAATAACTGGGATTCCAAGCTCCATAGCTTTCTTATACTTGCTGCTTCCAGAAGCTTCATTGGTAATCAAATAATTAGTATTCTTAGAAACAGATCCAGCAGTCTTGGCCCCAATGGAAGCAATCTTTTCATTGATAGAGTCTCTAGTGAAGTGATTAAGCTTGCCAGTGACAACAAGAGTCTTTTCTGTGAATGGATTGTCGGTCACAAAAATATCTTCTGGCAATTCAAAATATAGCTCCCTTGCTACATTACTCATAGTGTCTTTGTTTTTGTCATACCAATCATATAAAGAATCATTCATAACCTCGCCAAAATCGTCAAGTAGGGTAAAATCAAACTGATGACTAATGGCATTTGAAAAATCTACATAACTCCCATTGAAGTACTTAGAGATAGTCTTTGATGCCGACAAGCCAATATTAGGAATACCAAGCGCACAGATAAAGTTCTCAAGCTTACACTCTCTTGATTTTTCAATAGACTGTAATAGTTTTTCGACTGATTTTTCCCCTAGTCCTGGTAGTTGAGCAAGTTCATTGGAGTGGATAGAAAGTGTGTAAATATCTTTAAAATTACTGATGTAATTATTAGAAATTAACAGCTCTAGTGTGGCTGAACTAAGCCCCTCGATGTTCATACATTTACGAGACACAAAGTTTTCAAATTGAGCAATTTTTTTCGCAGAGCAATCAGGGTTTGTACACATAAGTACTTGACTATTCTCTGTGTTTTTGATAATAGCTTTATGATTACAACAAGGACACTTATTTGGTATAGTTAAAGTATTACTCCTCGTTAGATTTTCATCAACCTTTGGAATCACCATATTGCTACGATACACAGTAATAGTATCTCCAATACCAAGTTCAAGCTGCTTAATAATAGACACATTATGAAGTGTCGCTCTTGTAGTCATTGCCCCATCTAAATCGACTGGCTCAAAAATTGCCACAGGCGAAATTAAACCAGTCCTTGTAGTGTTCCATTCTACATCAAGCAAGGTTGTTTCATAAGTAGAATCAGCCCATTTAAATGCCATTCTACACCCTTCGTGATGACTGGTCGCCGCTAGTGACTTAGAGTATTCTTTCATACAATACTCAAAAATCAAACCATCCACAGGATAAATATAAAATTCTGGTTGCATTGCTTCAACACAATCATCAACTTCTCCATGACATCTTGAAACTGTTTCAAATCCAAGATGATCTAAATACCCAAGTTCATCCCACTTAGAATCAAACAATTCATCTTCGTCATATAGGTCAGATACACATTCAAATACCACATATGATAACTTTCTATCTTTAACAATATTTGTGTCAAAGTTTCTTAAAGTTCCTGCCGCTAAATTACGAGGATGAGAATATTGCTCTTCAAGAGTTTCGTTAACTTTATTAAATTGCTCCCAAGAAATAACACACTCTCCACGAAGCTCAAGGTCATTTTTATATGGAATGGTCATAGGAAGATTAGAAATAAACTTTGCCTGTTCTGTGACATCTTCTCCAATAAGCCCTGTTCCTCTCGTGATAGCTTGTACAAACTGACCATTTTTATAACGAACCACCATTGTCAATCCATCGAGCTTGTAACTGCAATAGAAGTAATTTTCGCCAATAAACTTTTTAATTTCGTTAACATCCTTAGTTTTAGCGGCAGAAAGCATAGGCTTACTATGTTCAATCTTCTGTAGACCTTCAAGAATAAATCCTTGTACTTTCTGAGTGGGGCTATTTGCAAGAATAAAATTGGCAGAAGTTTCTAACCCCTCTAACTCATCCATTAGTGTGTCATATTCTTTATCAGACATAGTAGGTTTGTCATATTTATAATAAGCCTCAGATGCTTGATTAAGCTGCTCAACTAATTCTTTAATTCTATCAATTTTATTCATTTGCACTCCTCCAAACCACCTTCAGTATACAAATAAACTTCTCCATTACTTGCGTAATAAGGAGACATCATAGAAGCAGTATCTGATCCATAGTTTATAAAATATACAACTTTTGTGTTTATGTCATAATACAAATATTTTTCATTTGGGATTTTAACAAATCTTCCCAATCGCATTCCTGTTGTACTATGACCACAACCAGCTAAACAAAACATTAAACAAATTGCACTGATAAACAAAGCAACTTTTTTCACTACACCATCCATTTACTCCCCAACCTTTTAAAACTCTTTTTTATTGTCTGCCACCAATAACCTCAAAATTTATAACCACATGAGAATAAGGCGACATTTCTGTAGTTACTTGAACTAGCTTATAAGTGTTGCCATTAATATATACATCTTCATTAAATGCTATTAATGGCCCTGTACATTTTCTTAATATCCAATTAGCAAATCTACATAATAGCTTTTTCATGTTTATCACCATTTAAAACTCTATTTTTTTTATTCCCATCTTCGCTTTTCATTTTTAGTAGACAACCAAAACTTTTCCTTTACATTTTCATATCCACAATTAGGGCATATCTCATATACAAAAAGATAAGTTACATCTCCGTACATGTCATCATCGCCATATCCTGCATCTGCATATGTTAACTCATGTCTTGTCTCGTGTCTAGAAGTTGTTTTAACATCGGACTTGTGATGATAAGTTTCACATCTACCACAATAAAAAGCATTATCTAAAATAGATTTCTTTTCTTCTGTTATTTTCTTTGCAAAGTTATTTAATATTTTTAGCTTCTCTTCTATTGGAAGTTTTTCAAACTCTTCTCTTGAATTAATTTTCATACTATCACCATTTACAATTTTATTTTTATGTGTTAAAACTTATATTCCTCACACTTAAATCCATTCTTATTTAGCCATTCAGCAACTAAATGTCTATGGCAAAAATCAGAAGGCTTTTCATAACACATCAAACAAATGTCGTCTTCACCCACATTAAATCCATATACCATTCTCGATAAATCTAAAATGACATCAATTGCATTTAACTTATCCAATACTTGCTCATTAAAGCACTTGATATAATAATCATTGTCGTGATTCTCTTTCCACTTCATAAAAAAGTCGTACTTTGGTGCCAATTTTTTATACTGTAATCCTTTATACCAATCAGGTGCTTTACCACAAATAGAAATCGGTACAATATTTTCTGGCAAAGACTTCAACTTTGCAAAATAGCTTGTGTATATCATACGTTTTTACCTCTTAAAATTTATATTCACCTTGCATAGTAACAATACTATGATGGAAGTCTACAATATCAATATTAATTGATGTAACAATAGACTTATTAAACTTGCTAGTTCGGTCTGGCACAACAGACAACGGTGGCATAATTTCACCATACAGCCCATCTTCTATTTCAACTTCACTGTCATAATCGTTATACAAAACTATGTCGTTAAAAATAATTTTCACAGGACAAAAACTATCAACATATTTAATTGCGTCACAAATAGCAATTTCACTACACTTCATAATCCACCTCTTAAAAGTATATTTTTATGTCATCTAGTCTCTAAAAAATCTTTAACCAAATCATCTAAATCATCTTCTACATTAATTGCTTGAAAACTAAATGAATCATTAGAGTCACACAAAAAAGAATTACTCTTTAAATATTTAGCGAACTCTACAACACCATCACAATATCCATCATCATAACCAGATTCTCTACCATTTTGATACGACAATGTTTCATTACTATCTATCATACATATCACCACTTAAAACTTCATTTTTATGTGTTTAAAATCTCATTAATACAAGCGTTCCAACCATATGGAAAGTCATTCGTACAATCCATAATGCCATCAATGCCGATATAGCGCTTTTTGGGTATTGGCTTTAAAGGACACCAATCTGGCTTTCTATGAAGCATTATATAATTGTCGTACAAGTCAGTTTTATTTTCTTCACATTTAACAGGACAATAATATGAATATTCATCTTTTACCATCAAAGAACATTCATTGCAGCAACTTGGCATATCAATTACTAAAATTGCTTTATTCATAAATTACCTCTTTGAGTTAATTTCTTTTAATTTTTCTTCAGCCATCTTTAATAAGAGTTCAAATAAATTCATTCTTCCTGCAACATAGAACATGATGCCATACAAAGGAATAAGTAACATCACTAAAATAGTTTCAAATTCTGTCATAATTCTTACCTCACAAACTTTGCGAATTCTTCAAGGTTTGTAATAGTCCAGCCATTTGAATCGTAGTTATCTCTGGTTGGTTCAATATTGATACATTCACAATCTCCAAAACTTTCATACCAAATGTTATATGGTTCATATATCCATGCTTCTTTTAGCCAGTCGCAAGCTTCTTTTAAATTATTGATTACATCTCCTTCAACAACAATCATAATCTACCTCTTAAAATTTTATTTTTATTTGCTTAAATACAAAGAATGATATTCATCTGTCAATTCAATTATCAAATCATCGTTTGGCGCATGAACGAGTATACGATTATCGGACAATACTTCTCCTTCCCACCAACCATTTGCAACAAAGAATTTTGTTCCTACTGGCAGTTTGCGCAAATCTGTTAGTGTACCACCGTATTCTGGGTCAGAGTTTCCATAATAATCTTTATATTCTTCACACCAAAGCTTGTTGTTGTTATCCATATATAACCTCTTAAAACAGTTCTGCCCCATCAAGCAACTCTGGATGAATTAAAGGGCAATCCTTTTCTTCGCAAAAAGGATAATGCGCCCAATGTCTGCCATCTGGCCTTTTGCTTTCACCATAAGCACCACAGCAAATGCCGATTTTAGGGATTTCAAAACTATACTCACAATGAATAGGGTTTGTATAATTAGGACAAAGGTTATCTTCGAAAAGGTCACAGTTGTCGGTAGTAAAAAACATCTTGTATTTGTTGGCAACCATGTCTGCATAATTGCATTTTGCACATTTATTATTGTCCATGTTTATTACCTCTTAAAAGTTTGTTTTTAAGTGCTTTCATTCAAAGTATTGGCACATAGTACAGCACCATTCATGACAGTTCTTACATGCCAAATACTTTTCAACAGCTTTATCAGAAAGATACTTTTCTACATTTTCATAAATGTCTTCATGTTTATTTTTAGACTCGCCAGCTCTTGTAGTTCTAAAACAATAAACTTCTTTGCCAGAAACAATTCCATTTTCAATAGGAAATATCATTGTTTCAAATACAGACATGTTTTCTATGAATACCGTTGATAGTTGGTATTCTTTTTCTTTGTATTTGATTATATCTTTAACCATAACTACCTCTTAAAACATAAATTTTATTGCCTTGTATACATTGTTGTAATTTCAAATCCACAAGGACATTCAATTTTTATAAACTCTCTTGCTTTCTCTGGTACATTTTTTACATGAAGAACATTGCCGCATTTACAGAAAACGCCAATATAACCTTCAATAGCCTGTATTTCATATGGCTTCTTAATAATATCTGGTTTCATAATTAACCTCTTAAAAGTCTAATTTTATTCTACAATATCAGGTATGGTTATTGTAAAAATTTCAGCATCTCTGTCTTCGTGGTTATACAACAAAGGATAGCTTGCTACAGCATTTAGGCTTGTTTTACATTCAATATATCCTTCATACTCTTCATCTTTAGATTTATCAACAATATCAATATAAATTTTTGCATTATAAGACACACCATCTTCTGCCAAATCAAATGTAATTCTCTTTGGACTACCACAATTCAACAACTTGAAAATATCTCCAATCTTTTCCATCTTTGGGTACATCATGTTACACCTCTTAAAATTCGTATTTTAAAGCCAAATAAAAATTAACCAAGTAACAACAATTTGAACAATATGAATTGACTGGTCTATTACAAGATTAATTTTAAATTTGTTTGCCTTTAAGTCGTCTACAAAAGCATGAACGACCATGTTAACAATGTAGGCTATCACCAACCAGCCAATATTAAACTTTAGAGAAATTGCAATGGGCAACATAGTCATAAAAGTCCAACTAAATGAATGTTCAATTAAAGCTGGAATATAATCATATTTATATAAAGCCTTATATTCATTTTGCTCTTTCCACCATTTTTTCTGCTTCATGTTTGCAAGAATACCTTGTAGCTTATAGTCGTCAATGATATGTAGAAAAATCATTGCCAACAAAATAAAAATATTATAATCCATTACACTTCCCTCATAAAATCCTATATATTTCTTCTGGCACAAACTTTGAAACATCTTTGCCATAGTTTTTCAATTCTCTAATCATTGAAGAAGAAATTACATCATTGTCGGCTCTAAAATAAATTGTCCTCAAATTAGGATTGATTTCATTATTTATTTTTGCAATATTTTCTTCATAAAGATAGTCACTTGTGTTCCTAAGACCTCTCACTAAATAACAAATATCTTCCCTATTGCAATAATCAGCGATCAAACCATGAATAACAACTACAGAAACATTATCATAATTCTTTAATTGCTTTTTAATTGCATCTTTCATCTCATAAATATCTGTACTACGCTTTTTATTGGAGTTCTCTGCGACTCCCACAATGACTTCATCAAACAATTTAGCACTTTGCTCTACAATAGAAAGATGACCATTTGTGAAAGGGTCAAAACTGCCTGTGTATAATGCCTTTTTAACTTTCATCAATCATCACCTCATAAAATTCATATATCACTTACATCATTCAAAAATTGCTCAAATTCTTCCTCAGTCATATTATTCGGATAGAATCTATCTTTTACCATATCGAATGGCTGTAGATAGTTTGCTAAGACATCTCTCGCCTCTTTTTCTGCCTTTTCCTTGCACATTTCAATATAATCATCTGCCGTCATATTCCAATCAGTAGGACAATCCACAACAGTTGAAAATCTACAATACAATCCGTTGGGTTGCTTCGCTACAAATGCTCCCACTATCCTTCACCTCTTAAACCAACATGTCTCCAACAACCTTGCTGACAATGCTCATATCAGCCTTGCCCTTTAGGTTTGTAGAAGCAAGCTTCATTACCTTGCCACGGTTAGCCTTAACTAAATCAATACCCTCATCGCTTGTATAAAGAGCAATAATGGTTCTAATTTGAGTTTCATCCACAATCAGCTTTGGCGCAAACTCATTAATAATCTCTAGCTGCTTATTATATTCTGCAAGTGTTTCAGATCTGTCAGCAGGGCAAGTATCAATCATTTCCTGCGCAGTCTTCTTGCATTTCAATAGAACTTCATCAACCAGCGCCTCGGTGATATTATCTCTGCAGTTTTTATTGATTGCTGCCGTTTTGATATTGCCAATCATGTCTGCAAGCACACCCTTGCGGAACTTGTCTCCATTCTTCATAGCCTGAATCATCTCAGACTGTAGTTTTTCTAGTGTCATCTTAAATTAACTCCTTTATCTTACTTCTTCTTTGCCACACATTCTTGCGGCAAATAAACACAAAAGCATTACCCACCATTGCCATGTAGTACATCCATATCCAATACTAGAAAGAATAACAGATTGGGTAGCAACACACACATAATAAATAAATGTAGAAATAATCATAATGTTTAATCCTCCAACCACCAATTATCTAAATAATAGAATCCGACAACAGCTGCTCCGCTCAACGCAATCCAAAAAATCCAAAAAATTATAACGCCAATTCCAAATGTACAAGACTCTAGAGCCTTTTCAATATTTGTGTTGTTAAAAAATCTAGATTCGTCCGAAATAGTGTTGTCAGATAGATTTGTATAAATCGTTCCAGTATGACTTACGTCAACTACATAATATTTATATCTCACTCTAGATGACACTTTAATAGTGTCTAAATGTCTGCTTGATGGGGTTTGAATTTTACCATAATCAAATTCAACCCCACAGAAAGAAATCTTGTCACTGTGCTTCTCCCAGCTGTCATGATAGTCCCATGAATAATACACTTCGGTCGTAGTGTATGTCTGTGTCTTTCCATTAACAGTTCTAGTTTTTGTTACCGTTCTGGTATGTCTATTGTAATGTTCTTCAACCTTTGCGACATACAAATATTCTCCACCAATTTCCTCAAAGCTAACTGTATCAACTGCATTTAAATCACCATACACAAAAGCGTTACCAACATTTGTGCTCATTCCGTATTGAAACAGCTCTGTATTATTTTCTATCTGTACTGCCTTCTGATATTCTGCATTCACATCGTTTTGTCTATCTTGGATTTTATCTCCAATGATAAAACCCAAGACAAACATTACTGCAACTATTACAATACTAGCGAATACTTCTCTTTTTGTAATTTCCATGTGTTACTCCCCAAACAAATTCTGTGGTGCATCAACAGGTGCGTTATAATCCAATCTCTGAAAATCAATAATTTCGTATCCTGTCCAATCAAGGAAAACTCTGCTTGGGAACTTCTTAACATATCTGTTATAAGTATTTACAGACTTATTATAGTTCTCACGATACTGAGCAATCATATTCTCTGTAATAGAAAGCTCGTTCATTAGCTGCTTGTAATTCTCATTACTCTTTAGCTCAGGATAAGCATAAGTAATTGCTGCAATGGAAGTAGTTACATCATTAACTTCATTGCCGTTACTCATACCCTCTGCAAGCTTAGTAAGAGTGTTAGACTCATGTGCGTCATACTGCTTTACGCAGTCTGCAAGATTATATACAAGATCCACTCTGCGCTTTTCCTGCACCTTAATATCAGACTGTGCAGTATATACTGCCTCTTCTAGGCCAATAGCTTTATTCTGAGAAGACTGCACTACAAATACAGACATTAGAATTACTGAAATTACTACAGCGGCACCGATTAGCCATACTTTAATACTATTCATCATTTGTTATTACTCCTTTTCTGGATAAAGAATTTTGTTTAATCTTCTAACACATTCTCCGCAAAACTTGTTTGTGCTATTATAAGGAAGTTTTTCTCCACAGATGTTGCAATATAAAACATAAGTTGGACGAACTAAAAGGTTAATGTCTTTTTGTGGTTTGCTATATGGGCATTCATTACAGCTTCTGTTTTCATATACTCCACAACCTGGAGTTGATTTATAACAAGGCATATTAAACACCTCCGTGCGCTTTTTTATTGGGAACAAAGTCTTTGTGGTTATTATCACAATTACAATCAGGATATTCACAATCTTGTTCGCACCCATAGACATAATAACTATTGGCGCAGTAATCACATGGTTCTTTTCCTCTAATATGAAGCTCATATTTAATTCGCTCTACTCCATCAAAGTGACTTGCTTCATGACTTTGGCATAGATATGAAGAACCAAACTCTCTCTCACATATGTCACATTTATATATTGTTTTCATATGTTATACCTCATTAATTGTTACAAAATCTTCAATTAGCACAAATTTATCCTTCATAAAATTGCCAATACCAATACACTTACTCCCCCATGTCGGGCCAGCATTTTCAAAAACTAGTCGGCAAGGAATGTTTTTGATTTTACTAAGTCTTATACCATCTTCTTTGGAAATGTCTAAAAGCTCAATTAATGCACGAATTAGATAGCCAAGGCTGTTAGTATTGTTGTATGATGTCATAGGGCAAACATTAGTACATACAATCTCTAGGCATGTTACATTTCCAAAATGAGCAATTGTATTAACGTCAACATATTCAATGATATTGTTTTCTATTCCATACCCAAGAGATTTGATTTCTTTGGCTGTCTTTACAACTGAACTAAGAGTAATTTTGTTATCCATTTTTCGGCTTCCTTCCTCGTTTTTTCTTTATTGGCTCAACAGGATTCTCATTCAATCCATCTGGCGCTTTAGGATAAGGCATCCAATAAGCTACCTGAAGAAATGTATTAAATTTGCCATCTCCCATATGGAGTGCTGATTTTACATGTCCTTGGTTTGAGCAGATGATAATTTCTTGATATTTTTCAGGCTGCTTGTCATTGATATTAATCCAGTCCATTAATAACCTGACTCTCCTTTATAATTACTTGTGGTGTATAAATTCCTTTATATTCTGAGATACCAACTTCTCCAACAACATTCAATGTAATCTCGTCTGTATCTTCTCCATCCCAAGACGAAACCCAAGCAAGTAATTCATTGTCTTCTTCCATCTTAAATTGCACAAACTTGATGTCATCAACGATAAAAGATACAGAATCAAAATTCTTGCCTTGAACATGAATGTCTGGACGCTTGATTGTAATATTCTCAATAGCCACTACTGGCTCTTTTACGCCAGTGCCCCAGATCCATTTTGCATGGTCAATTTCATTGATAAAGTCAATGTTTAAGTCATCAATTTCAATCACAAAATCACAAGGTATGGGAATATTAAAATCTACTTCTCGAAGCAAATTAGCGAAGTTTTCTTTTGCAGTGTCGATATTTTCAGGCTTAATAGCAAGACCTGCGGCATTACCGTGTCCAGAACAAAACTCAAAAGCATTAGTCTTAAGAATTAGACCCTTAAAGTCGGGGATAGGGCTGTTATCAAAGTTTCTACAGCTTCCACTTAAAATGGTTTCTCCATTTTTTTGAATAGCCTTGACAATAATAACAGGACGCTTAATTGTGTCTGCTAGCTTCATTGCCGAGAGCCCAACTAAGCCACTTTCAGCTATTTTAGACTCAAGAATAACAACTTTGTCGTTTAAGTCAGCGGCATCTTTTAATTCATTAAAGACTTTATCTCTCTGCTTGTCTTGACGACTCTTTGCATTCTTAGCAATTCGTGCTGCTCTGTCATATATATTTTCATCAACTAATCCAACTCCACGCTTGTCATATGCAAAGATTTCGTCTTTCTCTATCATGGCTTTAAATAGAAGCTCCCTTTCTTCTAAAGTGCCAATTCTAGTGATGGCATTAATTACAGGAGCAATATACCAAGCAATATTATGAACTGATAGTGTACCGCCCATACTAAACTCTTGTGCTTTGATAAGTGCCTGCAAAAACTTGTTCCTCGCATGTGCAACACCTAAGTTTACAAAGTATCTTGTCTCATAGCTTCTCATGTCCATAACGTCGGCAATGTTTCCTACAGCGCATAGATCAAGAAAATCATCCGCATGATATTCCCAAAGCGACTCGTCTAACGCTTGTAAAAAACGATATGTAACGCCAGCCCCTGATAAATCTTTGTTTTTGTATTTTTTGCTAAGTTGATTGTTTACAATAATTGCATTATTGTTTTCTGCGGTTTGACAATTTTCCTCTTCTGATTCTTCCTGATAGTTAGAATCGTGATGGTCTAAAATAATTACATCAATGCCTTTTTTAATTAGTTCATTACACTCTGCAGCATCATTTGTGCCAGCATCTGCAATAATAAACAGTTTCGCATCTTCTGGAATTGATACGTCTTTACTGCTTAAGCCATGCGTTTTTGGTTTCTGATGCATTACATATTCCACAGGGTAATCTGGATTTATTGCTTTAATATACAAATAAAGCATTGCGCTTGATGTGTATCCATCACAGTCTGAGTCTGGCATTACAATAATTTTGTCTCGTGCTTCATAATGTCTTAAGAAACATTGAACCGCTTCTTGCATATTATCTAAGTCATTATAATCCTGAACAACGGAATCATTTAAATGTAAATACTCCTCAACATTTTCAACGCCCCTATTCCTTAGCACCGTTACAATAGGATTTTGTATGTCATTTTGGCTATTTTCAATCAGTTTGTACTTCATTCTTATCCCCCTCTTCCTCAATTTGTATAGTACGACCAAGAGAAATAAAAATGTAATTCATCTGTGTCTCGTCAATATATTCATAGGTCATGCTAGATAATTTCTTCATAAGGACATCTCTGTCAATAACTCTACGTTCAACCATGACATCAGTTCCTTTCTATAATTTTGTATTGTAATTTCTAATGATAGATTACAACAATAGTATTGTATTGTCAATAAAAAAATTGCACAAACATCAGTGGCAATGCTTGTGCAATTTATATAGTTTTATATCAATGGGCGTTTAAATCACATTCATGTAAAACATCTATGTAACGTTTAAGAAAAATTGGTAGGCTCTTATAATACTTTGTATCAAAGAACGGCTCCATGTGATTTCCAACAAGCCATGCATGAAATGGTGTAGAGTTGCTCATGCCATAAGCAAGCCATGCAGAAACGTTGTGATGACTATAATAATGTGCTGTTTCACAAGGATTGCCTTTGCTGTCTATAAAAGCTTTTGTGTACGGTTTTCCGATATCATGCCACAAAGCAGCAAGCTCAACATCTCCGTCTACATCATTTTTACATGCATGTATATATGCTTCCATGCAATGAGTGTAAATGTAGGCAGTATGATGTGGATTATCATGTGGAATTTTCATAGCATCCATTGTTTTGAAAGTATAATCTGTGCTGCTAAAATTATCTGGAAGTACAACTCTGATGTCATCAAATCCTTCATCATAAAATGGAGGCTGAAATCTCTTGAGTATCTTGTCAATAACAGCTTGTCCTACTGTGCGATCTCTCTCTGCATCACGCTCAAGACAGGTCTCAATTGGAGCCCAGACAATATGAGCCTCAATTGTTACGAACTTAGGACAGGCGTTAATGATGCCAGACCTATCTTTTCTTGTAACATTGGTTGCATCATAAACAACATTTAATCCATCATTCAAAATCTCTACAGCTCTGTTCTGCATCAAAGAAAATACCTCATTCGGATTTCCTTGAATGGATTCGTCACCATATAGCTCTTTCCTAATAAGATCAGAAGACAAATGAACTCCGCCATACTCTTTGATATATTGCTGAGCATAAGTGGTCTTGCCACTACCAGGGATGCCGCATAAAAGTATTAACTTAACTCTATTCATAAACATCAATCCTTTAAGAAAGTATATCTCCAAACAATCGAATGTCCAGGCTGCGCAGATATAGTAATTCTTGCAAGTAATACTTCTTTAAAACAAGTGACGGTAGTTACCTCTTTACTGTCGTTTCCAATAGAATATCCTTTTGCACGATAGAACAGGTCGCCAACAAAGCCACGAATTAGACCGTCAATTTGAATACCAGATTCAACGACAATTTCATGGTCATACTCTTCAAAATCCGCAACATAATTAAAAATATATTCTTTATCGTTATTTTTAACGGTTACAGAATTCATTTTCTCATAAATATATTCATTCATAATATGTCACCCAATTTCTTTTTTAAAAGAATATTTTAAAACATCAATAAGAACACTGTTCATGATATTATCAACTTCTTTGTCAATAACCACTTCATGAGTGTCCATATAGTATTGCTTAACTGCTTTTACAATTTCAACACAACTGTCTGCAATTTCAATTGCATCTTCAAGAGAATATACATATGAAGACTTCACGCTAATTAAATAATTAGGTAAGGTTGGGATAAGACATTCTGCATAAGGAACGCTCTTGATATATCTTCTAAGAAATTCTTCACAGCGTAAAATATGGTGCAGCTGTTTATTGTCGTAACCATACTTTTCAATCTTTTCTTTTAGCCCCTCATATGGATGGCACAACGCCTTGCGCTTTTCAAACACCATTCCTGCAATACAATTGACAGCAGCATAATTGTTATAATGAGCAATTCGCTCATTGTTATCAAACATAGGCTGATATAATACTTCGTACTCAGGGTTTAAATATTTATATTTAGTAAACAAGATTTCGATAAAATTGATATTTTGTTTACGTAAACATTCATGCATCAATCTAATATCTTTAATGTCAATATGAGAATTGTCTTCTTTAATAAGAGTTGTACTTACAGGCTTCTTATTAAGCACAAAGTCCTCAAATGAAGGAACTAAAATTGCTTTCGTATCAATGTCACTACCATTATAATCTAAGTTATAGTTTTGGGAGCCTTGTAGAAAAACTCCCAAAACGGTATAACCAAGAGAAGTGACATAATCAAAATCTTCACGCAGCCGTGAATCAATTCTTTGTTCTTTGTTCAACATTAAATCATCACCAATCTATTCACATACTCCTTATCTTGTGTAAAGATAGGGATTTCATTGTCAATTACCCACTTATTACGAACAGCTTCCTTGTCAGTTCCTTCATTAACCTTAACAGGAGCTTTAATACAACAACTGCCACGCTTTAGAGTTGTAGGATAATCATTCCAGTTAATGCCCTTTTCAATAAAAAGCATATCCTGAATTTTATCACACTTCTTGCCATGTAGCTGCCTGCTAGAAAAGTTAGCTTGGCCTACAGAGAGGATGGAATTGCGAGTGGCATCTTGCTGTCTCCAAATAAGGCAATTTACCACTTCTTCTTTAGGAAGAGTGAAAACACGAGAGTCAAACATTGCACCTTTGTTGAGTGCTTGCTTTAATGTTTCCACATACTTATGATGAGCTACTTGAATTTCACAGCTCTGTGGAGTAAGAGATGTCTTCCAGTCTAACTCATATCGGTCAATTTCATACTTGAAAATTCTATTAAATGCCATAGTAGCCATGCTTGCAGATACACTTACCATTTTCTGAATGTTATTGTCGAACCAAGCATCACTGTCTCTATTCTGGTAATCTACAAGAACTAGAGTGATTTCATCAGACTGAGTGTAACCAAGAACACACCCTTGGATATTTTCACAGAGGTATTTCATAGTTTCTTGCATGGATTTTACGAAAATCTCATCAAAGGGGCGTTTAAAACCACGAGTAAAGGAGTGGAATGCCTTGCCATCAATTCTAATAATTACTGGAAGCTTACGAGTTAGATATGTACGAGACACATACTCATAATTTTTCATACGATCACCCAAACTATCGTTTTTATTACTCATATTACACCCCAATCAGTGCCTTATACTCTTCAAGCATACCCTTAAGAGACTCGTCTTTCTCTGCCATCATTTCAAAAATAGCAAGCTTATTCAGCTCCTGAACACGCTGATTCATTCTATTGTCAAGCTCCTGTAGTCTGGCACGATTAGTTTTACGGTTGTTGTATGCATCCATATAAACAACATCAACAATCTCACGTTCAAACTTCTTTGTAATCGCATCGTCCTTGGAAATAATATCAGTAATCTTTGCAATACCCAAACCATGATGTGCAGAAGCCACGACAACAGTTGCACCAATAGGATAATCGTCAAACATAGCACATTCATACTCTGTGTTGGTGTTCGTCCCACTTAAGAACTTAACCTTTGCGACATTAAAATCACCAGTAATATACATTTTGTTATTCTCCTCTTCTTTAATTCGAGTTAAATTATCTAGTTTATAAGTTAGAGTTTTTCCATCCTCTAGTGTTACGTTGACACTAGTGCCGTAACTTGTAAAATTATCGATGTACCCAATGCAACCATGAGTTAATAGTTTTGAGTTATTGACTTTTACTTTATCGCCGCTCTTAAATTTCATTTTGCACCTCTAAAATTTTATATTTTAAAGCATCCACTTCAAATTTCCACCAGTCTTCCTTATTGAAAGGAATGCCAAGCTTTTTATTGAAGTCGTGAGTGAAACATCTATACAAACCAAACTCTAAATTTTTACATTCAAACTGTTTGTGAAAATATTTGGTATCAAATATTCTATTTTTGTGAAAAAAAGTATACTTATTAAATCTGCTACCATCTAAAAGATTTACATGAAACTCATCATCGCCACAACGCATAAATAATGTGGTGTTTTTGATTGTATATGAGCCACCATAAAGAATGATTAAATAGTTAATGAAGTATTTGTGGTAATCCAATAGCATAAATGTTTCACTCACTTTCCGAGTTATTCAGTTACATCCTCAGCCTCTTCCATGTCGGGAGCCTCAGCCTCAACCTTTACAATGCCCTCCAGAGCCTTGAAAGACCAGTTCTTATGCTTGTATGCACAGAACTTAGGGCGATTTAGAATACGAACAACCACACCCTCACGAACATGGGTTTTACCAATTGGGTCGGGGCCATCATAAAACTCTTCTGCCTTATCTTTAATCCATTCGCCAGAAGTACATTCAATAATATTGTAAGAGCCGTCTTTATTATCATCCTTGGTTACTGCACAAAGAGGAATTGTGCCCTTCCACATAACAGGAACAGTCTTTACACCCATCTGCTCACAACGATAACGCATAAAGTCGGGAGTATACTCAACTACATCTCCATCTTCATTAGTCATAGTCATACGATAGACATAAATATCAGAAATGGGAACGATAGGAACCGTGCAAGGTTCAGTCTTTTCATCATCCCAATAATCAATTGGCTCCCCTTCTCCAATAGGAGAACAACCGTAAGAGAAGGTGGTAGTCTGTCCGTACTGCTTAACAAACTCCTTATCATTCAACTTCTTATTATCAGCAGTAGACATAATAGGGGCACCAGTGTGAGTGAAACCTACGACCTCATAGAAAATCTCCTCACCCTTCCAAAGCTTACCCTCAAAGAACTTAGAATGCTGCTCACGGAATTCATTAGAACCGTAATATCCACCATCATAGTTCTCAAGGACGGTGCGGCGAGTGCCAGACACATAGCCCCAATCATACTGGAAGGTGAGATATTTCTCGGCCCAATCCATCATTTTATCAGTGGGCTTAATAAACTTCCAGATGCCTGTACGAGAATACATTCTAACTGCGAGACCCATTCCGCAATAGCCACTCAGAACAGGAAGATAACCAGTGCGCTGAGAGGTTCCATGCATCTTTAGAGTAATTTCAATCTCGTCACCAGGCTTAAATGCACCAAGGTTATAAGCAAGCTGCTCAGTGTCAGCATGCTCAACGAACAGAGGAGCTACTGCAACCTTCTTCTTGCGAGTACGATTGCCACCAGAACCACCATGGCGACGATTACCACGAGGAACGTACTTACAACAAATCTCATGGCCATTAAAGTTATCAATTCTATCGCCCTCTTTGAGAGTGGTGATATCGCCAAAAGACTCAAGAGACTTTAGAGGCAGAAACAGACCATCAGACTTCTCTCCACGAAGTTTAATGGCAGTAACATTGCGCTTAGACTCATCCATGTAGCCACCAATGTTGTTGCCGTTCTCGTCCTTCTTGCGAAGCAGATTGTTAGCTTCTGCAAATGCAACACTTACCTGGCCATCAGAAGGAAAGTAAATACCAAGCTGATTGTCAGTGTACTCCATAGAAACAATTACGGTATTGCCGAAGCACTCACCCATCTGTAGACGGTCAGCGTTGGGGTGTTGCCGAAGGTTTTTAATTCGAGTAATAAATGCTGTGTAAGCCATTTATATCTTCCTTTCAATAATTTTGTGTTGTGATTATACAATAACAGAATTTTTAGAAAAATCAACTGGTAATCATACACAAAAGTTTAAAACATTTTATAGCACTTTGCACATAAAGGCAAGTCTTCGACACACCTTGCATCAGATCCACAAACAGCACATGTACGAAAACTAATTCTAGAATACTTGTCAATTACACGCTCAATGTCGTCATACAATACTTCTTGGTCTGCTGCAATATCATCATGCCGTTCAGTATCCCAACACCAATATACACGAAGCACTCCATACTTTTCTTTTGCATCAAGAACGCACCAATGTTGAGCATTGCTGCCAAGAACCTCAAACAGCTCTTCTTTCATTTGAGGAATAAATGTTTTGACCCATCCGTCTGGCAATGAGTTAAATATCTCTGTGTTTGCATCAAACGCTGCTTTCAGGCCTTGAATATAATCTTGATAATTCATATCAATATCCTCCTTCAGCCCATGGATCCCACCAGTCCATTTCACTATCATAAGATGGGTCTTCGTTGCGAATACACTGATATTCGTAAAAATGATCTGAAATAAATTTCCAATATGCAAATCTATTAAAATCTGGAGAACCAGTTGGAAAATCTAATCCAAGCATGTATGCAATTTCATCAGCAAATGCAATTTGTTTTTCAGTTGGAGAAGCGTACATTACTCCTCATCCTCATCATCAGGCTCTTCGCCCTCTTCGACTTCACACATGCCTTCATAGTCAGGTGTATACACAGAAGTACCGCAACGCTGACAATAAAATTCTGTCATCTCAAAATCTTCAAGTAGTGCTGTGTTTTCAGGTCTTCCATCAAATGCAGCAATTACTCCACCGTCAATAAACTCATTACACACAGGACAAATTGTTCCAATTCTAATATACGGCATTATATTCACTCCTTATCTGTTAGAGCCTTCTTCATAGCTTTAATCATACCAAGAAAGTCTTGTCTATGAACATTTTCTTCACACCAAGCAATATAATCAGGGTGCGCTTGATATACATCAATTAGTCGCTGACCAGCATGCTTACCAAAAGGCATTACATAGTTTTCATCCCATTCAATCTTTGTAGGAGCGCTTGCAACATAGTTGTCAAAATCCATTGTTAGACTCTTGCGAGATGCGAGATAGTCAGCTACATGAAGCATACGAGAAAACTTCTCATTAGGCTTTGGAAGCACAGTAGAGCTCTTCTTGTCTGTATTCCACTGCCCCATGTGCTTTGAAATTACATCTGCCATAAAGTCAAGCTCTTCTTGAGGAAGCCCTGTACATTCTTTCATCTTGTCTGCCATTAAAATAGGATGCTCAAACTTTGTGTACTTACTATTAGAAAACTGCTCCTGTGAACCACTTTTCATTCCATCATGTACCAATCCTGCTACACGCATCAAATCCATTTCTCGGCTTGTTAACTTAGAACTGTACTGTTCTAATTCAAAGAAGAAATTAAGGAATCTTACCACTGCTACCTGATGACGCATCAGACCACCATCACCCAAAGAGTATGCAGGATGATACTTACCAGTAGAGCTTGCAGGAACAGTCCAAATATACTCAGGAAGGCTGTCTAATAGCACAATAGCAAATTCTTTAATGTCTTCGTTTTCAATTGTATCTAAAATTGGTTGTACCAACTTCATTCTTTCATCTGTCATTTTTAATCTCCTTCGTTAAACTCTTCAATATCATCTTCATAAAGCTTCTTGCTCTTGCGGTCACGGAATCTGTCATATGCCTTTTTGTTTTTAATGACTCGTGTAATAGGACTAAAATTCCAAGTGACTCGCTTCTCTTTTGCTTTCTCTTTCTTCTGATTCTTGTCAGTCATATTCATTCTTCTTTCTTAAATAAAATTCTCTGAAATATAGCTGCCGTTACCAGTGTAATAAACCTTTTTAATACCAAGCTCTTTAATTAATGCCATACATGAAGCACAAGGCTTTGCTAATGCCAACGTCCCATCTTTATGTGCTCTGTAAATATACAAAGAGACTCTTGAAAAATCAATGTCCTTACGTCCAATTAAAGGGAGCAAACACTGCGTTTCTGCATGAAGTGTATGCCCCATATCCTTGCTATATCTATAAATGTTATATTTTTTCTGCAACGGATTTGTTTTCATAGAATTTGTCCCAGAGCTAATAATTCGATGACTATAAACAGCAACTGCGCCGATTTTAACTCTTTCAAAATCTGACATTTCAGATACTGCTTTAGCTGCTTTAAAATATGCTCTATGAGACTTTGTAAGATTCATTAGTATATAAAGCTCCCTTCAACTTTGTCCAATCTCTCTAAGATACATTCAACACAAAGTTCTTCGCCTTCAAAATAGTACAGCTCTTCTTCACGTTCACAATCGTCACAATAGTAATGAAGTGTATCGGCATAAGGACAAGAGCTGCCCAGGCACCCCATATCATCAGGGCAATTTACACAATTATTCTCAGAAATCTTCATCTTCCCACTCCTCTCTTTTCTTAGGCTCAAGTACAAGTGCCTTATATTCTCCACAGTTATCACACTTAAACTTGTCTGTTGTGGAAACTAACTTCTTAATTTCCTTCTTACTTAGTTCATGGCTGTTGATGTAACATCTGCGACACAAATTGCTCATTTGGTATTAACCATTCCTTTCATTACTTAATTTTGTGTATATTGTTTTTTATTAAAAGATTAAACTTATTTGGATTGTCTGATGGAGACTCTTTTTCATCAAGAATTCCATCCTTATCTATAATTGCAAAAACAGAAATTCCTTCAATAAACATATTAGCTATATTGGTAAGCTCCTCTTCTTGAACATCTGCATCATAAGCTAAAATTGGAGTGCATCCTGTTCGTGTAATTAATTCTATTTGATGGCGGCTAATAGTTTTACCGCCTGTTGCTACCACATTACGGATTCCCATTCCCGCAAGCTGCATAACACTTTTTTCACTTTCGACTATCAATAATTTTGTACTGTTTTTAATATAGTCTTTGTTTTGCGAATACCCATAAAGTACACGAGATTTGTTGCAACGCTCCAAGTAAATATATTTGTTATACACTTCATCAGAATGCCCAAACCATCTACCCTTGACTCCCACAAGACTATTAAGTTCATCACGAATTGGAATTGTTATATATCCTGTTGATGGATCATAGCCAATTTCAAATTCTTTTTGAATTTCCAACGGAATGTTGTCATCTTCAAACATCTTATTTGGACATTGGAGATAATATGATAGTATTTCTTCTGGTATTGGTTTTAATGGAGCACTATCATCAGAATCGTCTCCTGAAGACATTTCTTTGAGCATTTTGAGGATTTGTAGGCTTTCTGGGATTTCTTCTGGCTCTTTATAATAATCAATACCAAATAGGTCACAAGTCCATTTAAGAGCCTCTGGAAAAGACAAATCTTCTACAAAACAAATTAGATCAAAAATGTCATGTGTGCGTTTATCTTTGGAGAGTTGACGAGTATAGTTTATGCATGTCAAATTTTCATTGAGGTAAACTGAAATTGCTTGCTTATTGTCTCCATCTTTATTTCCGCATGTGATATACTCACCTTTGTTTACTATATGGTGGCATCCTAGCTCAGATAGTATCTGTTCTGCGCAGTCATTATTTAATAAATATTCTTTGAGGTCAGATACAACCAAAACTAATTCACCACCTTGCTCTATTTCTTGAACTTAATTTATCACAATAATTTTGTATTGTCAAGCCTTTATTTCACGAAGTCTTGTAATAATTTTTGGGAGCATGTCACATACATAATCAATGTCTTCAAATGTATTTTGATACCCAAGTGTAATTCGAATGCTGCTTAGTGCTTCTTCATCAGTTAGTCCGATTGCTTTGAGCACATGACTTGGTTTTTCAATCCCTTCATTACAGGCACTTCCTGCGCTGATACAGATA